CTATTTACACACATTGTAATTGCTTTCATCTTATCACCAAAGATTTTATATGCTTTAGCAATATGAACTAAGCGGCGAGTAGAAATGATTTCATCAGTAGCACCGTTATCAAATGATTGACGGACAACTTCAGCCCATTGAACCAAACAACAAACAAAATCAGCATCATCAATTAATGGTGTAAGAATTTTCTTTTCTGTTTTAGAATCAGGATATTCCTGTTCAACAGTAATTGGAAATCTTTCTAAGAAAGCATCATCAAGAATTTGTGATAGATATTTGCCTTCATCACTACCACGACCTTTTGTATTAGCAGTAGCTACTACATTGAAACCTTCAGCAGGATAAACCATCTCACCAGTTTTCTTATTGAAGTATGGCTTACCTTCGAGAATACCTTGTAAACACATCAATTTATTTGAACCACGGTCAACTTCGTCAATCAAACAAATTGCACCACGTTTCATAGCGGTAATAACTGGACCATCTTTATACACAGTATTGCCATTAATCAACTGATAGCCACCAAGTAAATCGGATTCATCAGTTTCAATAGAGATATTAACACGGACACATTCACGATTCAATTCAGCACATACTTGTTCAACCATCAATGTTTTACCGTTACCAGATAAACCAGTTACGAATACAGGATAAAACATTTCAGATTTAATAATGTTACGCAAATCTTTGAAGAAACCAAAGGGTACATAATCAGGATATTTTGTAGGAACAGCAGGTTCATTATCATCAACTAATTTTGGTTGACGTAATTGTACCACATTATTGTATGCGACTTCCATTTCAGGTTCTTTTTCTTTCACAGTTTCAACTTTCTTGCCAGATGGCGGTACTTTGTATTGTCCACGACCATATCTATATTCGGTTTTTGTAGTCAACCAATAAGGATACGGTGCACCTGATTCTGATACCACCTCAGCGATACCATCTCTAGTAATGATACATTCACTACCAAACATTTTTTCACAAGCTTCAATAAAAGATAATGCGTTTCGATTCATAATATAGTCCTAATCAAGTAAAATACTAGTATAACACAACCACGGTCGGTGTCAAGTAAGTTGTTGTTTATATACAACAAAGTGATTATTGGTATGTTTCTCTAAGTTTTTGGTAAGCATTTTGGTCTTTTTCAAATACAGACAATGTTGCCCACTTTCTGGTAACAATATCTAGTGCTTTCCAAGCAGGAATTTCTGCATCATCTACTTTAGCATTAGCCCAAAAATTCAAATTTTCTTCATTCATGTTTACTTCCTTCGTTTTTATCAAAAAATTGTTGCGAAATTGCAGTTGCTAACTCATCCGCAAGATTCGGATTGAATTTTACTAAAAAATATGCGACATCATCAATAGGTACATGACGTAAATTGAACATAATTTCATCAATTCCTCTCAAAATTTGCGTTTCCTCTTGTCTTTGTAACATTTTTATCTCCTCATGCTCGAAATTTCTTTAGCTTCGTTATCGGTAAACACAGGAACTGCGTTGGATTTGTGCATTGTCGCAACTCCTTTCATTTTTTCGCCAGTATATGTGTTTCCTTCGACAGGTTTTGTGCAAGGAACAAATCCGGTGTTCAAGGATTCGTATTTTGGTGTTTCTCTACGATAAGGAGTATTACTTTTTGTTGAAATTGATGATTTTTTTGCAGGACTTTTTGAATAACTTTTGCCGGCAATTTGATTTAGCGCTTTTATGAAAGCAGCTTTCTGCTCTTGTTGAGCTTTTGACAGTTTTTTAGGCTTGGATTTTGGAATGTAACCGTAAATCATCATAATAAAACTCCTGTATCAATAGAAGTTCTATTATATAATAATATAGGCTATATGTCAAGTGATGTGTTGTATGGAAACAACTACTTGTCGGTATAATCTTCTAGGTATTCTTTTACATCTTCCAATTGATACTCATAATCCCTAGTCAATAATTTTTTAATCTCGGAATGCTCATCACGATGCCGTTTTACTTCGTAATTATAATCATCATTGTAATTTTTATTTTTACGAAATTTACCTACAAATTTAGTCAATCATATCTCCTTTTGTTACGGCAACAATTGTGGAAAAGCTTCTTTAACAAATTTATAATTTAAACCATTAACACCTTGGTCTTTTCTAAAAATGCCAGCAACCACTTCAGCTTCTCTTGGTTCTAATGATTCTAGTAATTGTAATAAAACTTCATTTTGTTTCTTCGGGTTTAATGCGTGAGCGGCAGGTTCACCTTTTCTGAACAAATAGAGTTTTCTGATTTCGGTGGATAGTTGAGCATATCCCATACCTTCTGGAACATTTTTGATTTTGAAATTTTCTGGCATATCATGCACTAGCCATTCAATTTGTGGATGATAAGTTAACTCTAAAACTTGAACCAATGTTTTGGTTAAGTTTTTTGCTATAACATCCATTCTTTCTTTTTTATTTTTTGCTGCTTCAAATTCATCAAATACTTCATAAATGTTTTTCATTAGAATTCCTCAATCACTTCCATTAGGTTTTTAAGTTTATGTTCCATAAAATAGTTCAATAACTTTTGGCGAGATGCCGGTTTTGTTTCATCATAAGTATTTATAATCTTTTGTTTAATTTCTTGTGGAATCTTTGTAAGGTCAATTAAGGTCGAATTCCTAGAAAAGTTTGCCTTATCTGTATCATTATACTTCTCAACATTTTCACTAAGGTATTTTTCTAATACATTTTTAGTGATTGGCTTTTGACGGAGGTCACGAACAAAACAATCTGATGGTGAGAACATATTAGGAATGCCATCACCTTTATCACCACGAATAATCTTTTCTTTTAATTCAAGTAAAGGATTTTCTGATTTGATATATTTCTTCAATGATGGATTATATTGTTTAACATTAGAACCATATTGTTGTAATTGCAAGAAGTCACCATCACTCGATAGAATCAAAATCTTTTGGTCACGAGCATAGATTGGAACTAATGTACCAATGATATCATCAGCTTCAGCACCTTCAACATCAATTACTTTATATGGAAATGTTTCTCTGAGTTCTTGTTTCAGTTTGGCAAGAATATCAAAAATCAAATGCCAATCTAAATCGGATTTTTCTCTTGTTTTCTTACGACCTGCTTTGTAAAAAGGAAAAAATTCTTTACGCCAGTATTTACGGTTATCACAACATAATACTACTTCACCGTATTCTGTTTTAAAATTCTTTACATGATTGCGAATAATGTTTAATACCATATGACGAATTAGATTTTCATCCAACTTGGTATTTTTTTGGTTTGATATTTGTGCCATAAGACCGGCAAGTAATACCTGGTTTAAATCAACGAGAATCATAATAAACTTTCAATAGTTTCAAAATTCTATTGTATCAGACTTTCGTCATTTTGTCAAACAAATTATCAATAATTTTGTGAGAATTTTTAGTTTTTCTGGCAATTATACCACACCAATCTTGTGGTATTAGTGCAGAGATATATTCTAGTGGGTCAATAAGAATAGCTTCAAATTTATCTGGATGAATACAAGTACCATTTGTGTCGTGTTTATACAACAAAATTTGATAACACTCTCCTAATTTTGTATTAGCTATAGATTCTTCATTTTCTTTGAACTGCCTTAATTGAATGTCAATAGAATCTTTTTCATCGCCAGCAATAAAATACATGACATCAAATTTTTCGTTTTTTATTGGATTGAGCCAGTCGAGCATAATAGTCCTTGTATGTGTGATTTCCTCACTCGTACCATTATCCAAGTATTGTAATAGTCATCTGATTCTAAAGCACCTTTGATAAATTGCTCTTTAGCTTCAAGATAACCACATTCTCCTTTAGAACGGCAAAGATGTAGAATTTCACGTTTAAAATTATCGTGTCCTAATTGTAACACATCTTTGGTTAAACTGTCACTACTCCCGTAGTAAGTTTGCCAATCTGAAGGCGCCTTATACTTCTTTCTCTTACCTTTGACTTGTTTGGTTTTGGCAGAATAAAAAAATTTCTTGCCTATGTACTTCTTATCATTAGTAAGATTGGTTATCTGATAAACAAACCCATAATTATCACCAATCAAGTCTTCCGTAAAATCTTTATCATTGTATTGCCAAGTTAGTCCCATTCCTCATCTTCGTCAAGTGGTTCATCATCCTCTATATATTCTTCTAATTCTTGAATGGTTTCACCACAGAACGGACAATGTTCTGGTAACTCTTGTGATACGAATTCTTCCATGAAAACTACATTATAAGATGATTCGCAATTTTCACACTCGGCTGATAATTGTTTTTGCATTTTATTAACCTTTTCTTTGTAGGCTTTCGTTGATATAATCTTCTAACTTTATTTTTGGTTCCCATTTCAAATCTTTTTTAGCTTTTGAATTATCTGCTAATGTTTCTCTAGCTTCACCTTGTCTAGGTGGAATAAATGTAACAGTATCAGATATCATTCTAGCCAAATCAATAACAGAATGGTTTATTCCTGTACCAATATTAAACAATCCCGTTACATTAGATTTCATTGCTAATATATTGGCATTTACTGCATCACTAACATGCGTAAAATCCCTACGTTGCATACCATCACCAACAATCGTCAATGGTTCGTTATTTGCTTTTTGTCTTAAAAATAATCGAACAACTGGTGCATATGGTCCTTTAGAAGGTTCTCTTGGACCATAAATGTTAAAATATCTAAACACTACTGTTGGCAATCCAAACAATTCTGTATACATATGACAAAGTTTTTCACCTGATACTTTAGATACAGAATAAGGGTTCAAACAATCTTCAAGCATTTCTTCAAACAAAGGTGGTGTGTTTCTACCATATGCAGAAGATGTTGAAGAATAAATTACCTTCTTAACTCCTGCTTCTCTTGCACATTGTAATATGGTTGCTGTACCTAACACATTAGTTCTTACAGCAAGTAATGGATTATCAATTGTTGGTTGAATTCGAGATTCAGCCGCCAAGTGAAACACATAATCTACTCCATCAAACAGATAACGAATCATAGGATAATCAGCAATATCTTCTTTGACATATTTTGCTTTTTTATTATGATAGAATTCGTCATTTGATGTTGCTGATTCGTTATCAATCACCGTAACATCATTTTTCATTTCAATTAATTTATCTACAAGATTTGAACCTATAAACCCTGCACCACCCGTAACAATAATTTTCATTTTCACCTTTCATTAAGCCCAAACTTCACTCCAATTACCACTCAATGCACCCTTTGCATAATCTGTTGCTCTATTCTCAAAGAAATTAGTATGTGTAGGTGCATTAATCATTTCTTCTACCCAAGGTAGAGGATTCTTCTTTACTTTAAACACACCTTTGAGTCCTAAAGAAATCAAACGTCTGTCTGCTATATATCGAATATATTTCTTAACATCTTCAGAGGTTAAATCTTCCATTGCACCCATTTCAAAAGCAAGGTCAATGAACTTATCTTCCAATTCAACCATCTTTTCGGCGATAACATAAATTCTGGATTTTAAATCATCATTCCAGATTTCACGATTTTCTTCTATATATGTCCTAAACAATTTAATCATATTTTCGGCATGTTGTGTTTCATCAACGATTGACCATGTTACGATTTGTCCCATACCTTTCATTTTACCATGGCGTGGGAAATTGAGTAACATAATGAATGATGAGAATAACTGCATACCTTCAGTAAAGGCAGAGAATACGGCAATATGTGTTGCTGTATTTTCTTTTGTAGTATTCTTAGCGGAGATGTCCATGATATAATCATGTTTCTCTTTCATTTGAGCATATTCCATAAATTCTGAGTATGTTGTTTCTGGTAATCCTAATGTTTCAATCAAATGTGAATATGCAGCAACGTGTAATGCTTCACGAGCAGCAAAGCCCATTAACATCATACGAATTTCAGGTTGACTAAAGTATGGTAAATAATTTTTAACATAACCACCAGCCACATCAATATCACCTTGTGTAAAAAACCTAAAGATATGTGTAAGAAATTTCTTTTCACTATCGGTTAATCTTTTCTTCCAATCTTTAACATCTTCAAGCATAGGAACTTCTGTATGTAACCAATGTGACTGCTCATGTTTTAACCATGCATCATAAGCCCAAGGATAGTTAAAAGGCTTAAAATAAGTTCTTTCTTTTGTAATATCTAAATCTGTTTTCTTAATCATTCTTATCCTTCGCAAGCAATACAGTCGTTACCTTGAGCTACTTGTGTCATATCTAGCTCTTTAATAACTTGTCGTTCTATCTTCTTAGAAACTTTATCGGCCTTACCAATTTTTTCAGAACGGCAATAGTATAAAGTTTTAAGTCCCTTTTTCCATGCCATAAAATGAATAGCATGAACATATTTAATATTTGCATCTGGTCTAAAAAATAAATTCAAAGATTGTGCTTGGTCAATATATTGTTGTCTATCTGCAGCCAACTCAATAACCCAGCGTTGGTCAATCTCCATTGATGTTTTGAATACTTCTTTATCGTTCTCTGACATCCAGTCTAAATGTTGCACCGAACCATCATTAGCAATAATAGATGACCAAACTTCATTGTACCAATCTTCTGGTTTTTGATTTGATATTTCAATAATCAACTCATCTAACCAACGATTCTTATTTAAGAAAGAACCCGAAAGAGTATCTTGCCTATAAGCGTTGGCACGGTAAGGTTCAATACTAGGAGAAGTATTGCCCATGATAATGGAAGAAGAAGCATTGGGAGCAATAGCCATAACATGACTAAACCTACGGCCAGTACCAACTGCATCAGGAGCTTCACCACGTTCCAGTCCAAGTTGAAGATTTGCTTCATCTAAACCCTTTCGTATTGATTTGAAAATTCTATTATTAGCAACTTTAGCCATAACACCTTCAAAGGCAATACCGTTTCTTTGCAGATATGCGTGGAAACCTAATGCTCCAATTCCAATACTTCTTTCACGACTAGCAGAAAACTTAGCACGGCTAATGGAATCAGGAGCATTATCAATAAAATACTGAAGCACGTTGTCAAGCATTTCAGCAACATCTTTAAGAAATAATGGTTCATTTTTCCATTCATCGTAATTCTCTAAATTCAAACTAGATAAACAACATACTGCTGTTCGTTCTTCGTTAGTTGGTAAAATAATTTCTGAACATAAATTAGATTGATGTACTTTCAATCCTTTATCTTTTAACCATTGTGGTAGATGTTCGTTACTTGTATCAATGAAATGTAAGTATGGTTCTCCTGTGTGCATCCTTAACTCTAGGATCATCTGCCATAACATCTTAGCAGATACAGTTTCTCTTACTTCTTTTGACTTAGGATCAATCAATGGCCATGAATCGTCTGCGCTTGGATCCAACATACAGTTTTCAATAATCTGCATGAAGTCATTTGTGATGTTGATACCATGATGTAAGTTTAAACACCTTTGATTTTGGTCACCAGTCGGCTTACGCATTTCAAGGAACCCAATAATATCAGGATGACTAATGTCAAGATAAGCGGCATAGCTACCACGGCGAGTACGACCTTGACGATAAGCCAAAGAACTCGCATCATAAATTTTAAGATGTGGCATAACACCAGTAGACTTATCATCGGCAGACCGAATACCAAAACCAATACCG